TATTCATTGCATTAAAGAACTGTGTATTAAAGTATAGGTTACGACCGTCTACTGCGGCAGTACCTAACCATTCGTCTGCTGCCTGAATACGTAAACGTGTTGCCATATTACCAAAAAATGGGTGACGCAATAATAGTCCAACTCGAGCAATAATAATACGATCAAGAACTTCTACACGCATTTCCTCCAGTTCTTCTGGAGTAATATCTGGATTCGGCTCCCAGTTTTTAAGTTTAGTTTGTGTATCTTTAGTAGCCATGTCTAACCTCTTATAAGTGTTATACAGTTAATATAACATATTTACTATTATTGTCAACCTTTAAATAGAATAATGGACAGCCGAAGCTGTCCATTATGTACCAACTTAAACTTGTTGCGCTGCCTTAATATACTTACCAAAGCGATTGTGGAATTCATCAAAGCATTCTACTTCGTCTGGATCGATAGGAAGTGCATATTGCGTAAGAGCAAGTTTAATACCCATAACAACCAGTTCTGTGTCAAAGTTATCCATTGCAAAGCGTAGGAAGTTATTGACTTTATCATCAAACTTTTTGTCATTTTTATCAGATGATTCTTTGAGTTCATAACAGAGCGAAACAGTCAAGGAATACATGGCACTGATTTCTTTAGTTTTTAACTCCTTTACTTTACCTGCAAGAATATCTGTTGGGTTTGGCATACTTGAGGCAACCTTACGGTGTGCCATAAACTTAACAGCAAGACCTTCGCCTACTGTACCTGCAACCAAATCAGTAGTAGTACTTTCGTCAAGTTCGTCTTCGAGCAATTCGCTTACAAATGACCAACTACGTGGTGTTGCAAATGACCGGCTTGCTGACTTTGGATCAAAATCATACAAGTCTTTTTTTGCAAACGTCAAGTAACCTACAACATCTTTGTGTTGATTATTGTCTACTGACCAGTTGAACCAGTCATCAAAGTTAACAGCAAGTTCTAGGTGAATAAAGCGGTTAGCCAATGGTGCTGGCATACGATATGTAACACCCTTGTCGCTTTCACGGTTACCTGCCGCAACAATAATAACATTGTCTGGTAGTTTGTATGTACCTACACGACGATTCAAAATCAACTGATATGCAGCCGCTTGTACAGCAGGTGCCGCTGAGTTCATTTCGTCTAAGAAAAGTACAATATTATCATATTGTGCTGCCATTTCTTCATCTGGCAGTTCACTTGGTGCACCCCATGCCATTTTAACATTGTTGCTGTCAAAATACGGAATGCCTTTAATATCGGTTGGATCCCAAAGACTCAATCGAATATCAATAAGATGAGAGTTAGAAAAAGTTTTAGTAACTTGTTCTACGATATCGGATTTACCAATACCCGGAGGACCCCAAAGAAAAACAGGACGCTTTTTATGCATTGCATGACGAAGAGCGTTTTTTGCTTTACTTGGAGAAACTGTGCGAATTACGTCTGACATTTTATATTCCTTTTAGATTTGTTTTCAGTGCCTATACAGTACAATAGCATTAACTGCTATTAGTGTCAACCTTTAAAGTAAAGTTTTGCGATATTTTTTCGATCGCTATAACCAATGCCTTGCAACCAAAGAAAGTAATCAAACTCTTGACTGTTTTCTTCGATGTTGCAGTCTTCAGCAACAGCTAGGTGCCGCAGTGCAGATTTCCAGTTGCAGTTAGCAACCTTCATAACACCTGCTACACTTTTGCGGAAACTAACAATAGCCTGCTCTTCAGCAGCCTTTTCGGCAATGTTGTTGCGCTCTAGTTCGTCGCACAACATATCCCAAATACGCTGTTTAGTATTAGCTGGAGATTGTGTCCATTCCTCCCAGAAGTATTCACCAGGACGGAACCCACGTGCGTCTTTGTGAAGATCGGAGATGATATCGTCGCTATAATCGTACATTGTATTGCCCTTTGTGTATTTGCCCTATACACTTAATATAACACAAGTACTACAGAAGTCAACCTCTTTTTTTCAACTTTATACTAAAACTTCCAGGATTATGTTTGGTTTGAACACATTCTCTAATTCGTGAATGATTGCTTGCCCACGTGTGTATTTCACGCATCATAGCACCTTGTCCGGTAACTACATGACATTTTTTGTATCCGCTAAGATATGCTTCTTCTATTTGTTGATTAAAATGTTGCCATCCTATATGAATATGCAAGCCGTGTAGATCAATTCGCATCTTTACTTCTGTTCATAGCTTTAGTAAGTCCATACTTACGCAAGTCGCCACTAAACAGACCAAGCTCTATTGCTTTACGTTCGTCTGTAACCGTTATGCTTCGATTTGTAAGATAATATGGACAAGTTATAAACTTATCAAGATGTATTATAATCTGTGTAGTTAAAGGAATATCTCTTGGATACGGTATATCGTATGTAGTAATACCAATTTGATTGATAACATCAAATCCTTCTTCAGTAAGTCTTAGTCCGCCATTGCCTTTGGTTCGTGTATTCTGCCACCATAATGGCATGTATTCTTTTACATTTATATCATTATAACTTTTTTCAAGTTCTTTTAAAAAAAGTTTGGTATAGGTAACTTTATCAGTCAAACAACTTCTCACCTTCGGATAACATATATACCGAAAAGTCATTACAGTTAAATGTAGAGTTTAGTTTTTTGGCTAGATTATGTGCATGTCCAGGATTTGAGAAACTAGTTTTTTTGTATTTAGGACCAGGATAGTTGGTTAATGCATTTGAACTTTTTAAGTTAAATGGTTTGTCTTGATAAAAAACTGCCCAAATAGCTTCTGCATCTAAAATCTGTTCACATTTATAGGTAACTTTATTGGTATATTCAAGTCTAACAACTGGTTTTGGTCTACTCATAATGCGTGTCCTTTATTAACTACGCATATATTTATCTTTTTACCAAGCCCCAGAGTCCATGTTTACTTCAATAACTTGATCATCATTGAGCTTTTCAAGTTTGCTATCAATGATTTTTTCTAAATCTCCATGCAGTCTTGCCATAACTTCGCCTAATGTAAGTGCTAGTATTTTTGCTTGATTTATATCGAGTCTAACTTCTCTTGCTTTACTTTGTTCAGCAACTTTAACCATTTGGATTAGTTGCTGTATAGGCATTGTATTAATTGGCTCTGTTGACATTACTTAGTGCTACTTTCATTTCTAGCTCAGTTTTATACGGACCTGAGTATTCGTTACGTTCAATAGTAATTAGCTTTGGACAGTAACTTTTAAGCCAGTTAACATTAAACTTAACAAGATAGTAACCGGCACAATATACACTTTTAGATTTTTTACTTTTAGTAAACAATGGTAGTTTATGTTTGATGTCATACATACTATTGTAAGGAGTAGTACGTGTTGGATATCCGTGTACTTCTTTACTTGAAAGTGATTTTTTGTTTTTAATATTTGCAATTAAAAAGTTCTTACCAAATGTTTTTTTCAACTGGTTTTCACTTTTATAAAACTTAACAGAACCTTTTTGACTAACAACAAATCCGTCATCGTTTTTTGAAAGAGTACCAACTCGCATTCCTTCTTCTTCAACAATCCAAAATTTATTTTCTAGTACAGGTTTAGCTTTCATGCTCATTGTGGATATCTCGCTTGTAATGGGTCTGCATAACTTGCTGCCTGGTCTGCAATACGTTGCATATCCCACTTAGCACAGAACTTCATAAGACGCATACCTACTTGCTTAACGTCTTTGGGTACTGCATGTTGTGCAATAGTGTTATCTATCTCTTGTCTAATATGCTCGGGTTGTGCAGTCAAATCACATAGTACAACATTGCGTGTGTAATCATCAAGCACACGATGCTCTACACCTTCGTGGTCAGTCCAACGTTGTAGCATCATGTTGTTCCAACTAAAGCCTTTTGTTTGTTTGTCGTCAAATGCTTCAATCAGTCCAACTTTGTTTTTTGTACCTTTTTTTCTAACACCTGGATAGGCGCTAAACACATTGTCACTAGTGTCGCCACGCATACACTTTTCAAACAACATGAATTCAGGGTGTGGAGCAGGCTTAGGTTCTCCTGTCTTCTTATCGCACACGGGCTTGCCTTTGTCATCAAAGTATCCTTCTACTGTAATAGTAGTATTACTTACCCCGTTGTACTGTCTACAGTTAGGTGCAATAAGTTGTGCAAAGTCACCGTCTGTAGAGATAATAACATGATTGTCATTAGGATGTGCTTGTACCCAACCTGCAATAAGATCATCTGCTTCTAGTACAGGATTTTGCATTACTGTACAGTTAGTCTTGCTACCAACAAAGTCTTTGAACTCGTCAAAGATTTCCCAAAATAATGTATCTTCTTCTTGCTGTGCAGGAGTAAGTGCATCTCGATGTTCTTTGCGGTTGCGCTTGTAAGGCTCATAGTAATCTTTGCGCCAACTACGACCTTCTAAACAAAACACAACATGATCTGCCTTAAAGTCAGTCCATGCTTTCTTTACACTGTTAAGTGTAATGTGTAGTGCCATGCCAAGTTTAGTATCTACATCGCCACGTACTACGTGTCTTGCACGAAAGAATGTGTTAGCTGTATCTACAAGAATATAAGTTGCCATTAGTTTACCTCTATATGGTTTGTATATGTACGATTGTATACGATTTTGTACGAGTTGTCAACCATTACGATACTTCGCTTTTACCTTTATCAATTGGCACAACATTAATATAACCTGCACCTCGATTGGTATCTTGCCCTTCTTCTTGAAGCATATTATAAACTATATCTTTGAACCATCGGTCTACAATTTCTTCTTCAACATCACCCTCGCTGCCATAACCTGCTGTTAAAAGTTCTTCAATAAAGTATTTGTTCCAATCAAGTTCAAAAAAGCCATTACGTATATTATCTTCATTGACTTTCATATCAAGAACATTAACCCAAGGTTCTTTCTTTTTAGTAGCATATGCCTTCGGATCTTTAATTTTTAGTTTTTTATCAGATTCAGCTTCTAGTGCAGCCTTTTGTTCAGCAAGTTCTTTTTCTTTTGCTTCTATACCTGATACTTTTTTAAGCCATTGTTTCATAGTCCTGCCTTTCTAAGTGCGTCTTGATCGATAGGCGCCTTCATAGCCTTTTCGTGTTGTGCGTTTTTATATTGTCTAAGTTCCCCAGGCATTTCCGAATAGGCTAATGTGGAGTCTTGGAGTGAATCGCCATCCTTCTGCCATACACGCTTCAGCAACGTCTTTAACATTGAGGGTGTATTCTTCACTGCGTCCACCCATTGGCATAAGATATACTGGACATTGTACCCCGGCATCTTGGTAAGCACTAACAGCTCTTTTAACTTCGATAAAGTCGTCTTCAGTAGCCACAACAAACTTAAGATAAAGTTCGCTACCGTCAACAGTAGTATACTCACGAGCAACATCAGGCTTGATAGCAGTTTCCCAAGGTTCTCCTGAGACACTAAGTTTTGGGGAACAACTCCAAGTGACT